TCACTATTATTTTAAAAATTGTGACACTTAACTTGTCATTAAAGTCACTAAATTGCATTATTTATCCCTTTTAAGGGTTATTTGTATAAATGCGTATAAATACGGCTACATTTTTTTATAAGGTTGCCCGTTGCTTTCCTTATTTGATTTTGCGTTCTATTAAAAATGGAAGTTATTGCGCCTATACCATTTCGTTGATACCACCAATATGGCGTTCATTTTATTCCATTGTTCAAGTTTTGTGAACATTTTCAAATATAGATTTTTATTCCATCATTGCGCCTATTTTTCTTGCTTTGCGCCTATTTTTTCCACCATAAGGCTAAAATTGGAAATTATTTTCCAAATGTTTCGTTGTAGTATTTTTCTGCTGTTTCGTATGGCTTATCTCTAAAATGCCACGATTGATTATAGCAATTGATGATTTGTTGCTTCTCCATTTCTTTGGCTTGTTCAAATTCTTCAAGCATTTCCGTAGTGTATAATCCTCTTGACATTACACTTTCAATTAAAAACTCAACTGCTGTTTGTTTTTCCATTTTGTTGTTATGATTAATTAATTATTACTCTATTCCCAAATTTATAAACTGCAAGATATTTACAACCAAAACAATCTATCCAATATTTAACATAATCTCCTGCTACAATATCAATAAATCCTTCTTCGTTTGTTCTTGCCATTGTTAATCTACTTAATATCCATTTCATAATTATTTATCATTAAAATTATAATACTCATTAGTTGGAGGTACTATTTCCCCATAAATTCTTCCTGACTTATTCCACTTACCATCAATACAACTGAATATTATTTTAAATACTCTTGCTTCTCTTATGTTCCTTTTTGATATTAATGATAGCTCTTTATAAATCATTTCAATTGATTCACCCACCTCATTTGTTTCAATTAAGGTAGGAGAGTGCCATAAATTTATTGTGGCTGATGTTGTTGTTCCATCATTAACTCCTAATCCTGTAATTACTGACATTTCTGTTTGTTTTTTCATTTGTTTGTTGTTTAAAGGTTATATATTTCTGTTTTAACTTCTTCCCAATAGGTTGATAAATCATAATCTCTATCTACTGATTTTATATTTAATATCTCATCTACTGCTATTAATGCACATTCTTTGGCTTCATTCCAACTATCGTATTCCCAAGATAAATCTCCTCTTGTCGTAATTACATTCATTTTTAATGGAAATCTTTGATAAAACTTATCTACTAATTCTTTTGCTTTTTCTTTTGGTGTCATATTTTTTTTAGTTTAAAAATCAAATGCCCCAAGTTTGTTAACAATTGGACTCTCTTTTTTTTGTCCTGCTCTCAAATCTTCAGCCATTGCCTCATACCATTTAGCTTTTGCCAAATCCCTTTCAACTGGTTGGTCTGGTTTGTCTCCCAGTCTCATTCTGTATTTAAAAGCGTTCATTTCACAAAACGCAATGTATTTTTCAACGCCCCAGATGTCAAGCATCATTTCAAATACTTGCTTATCGCCTTTTTTGTAATAATCTGGATTGATGTCGCTCATGCTTTAAAAAGTTTATTATATGAATATTCAAAAACAATTCCCCAAATAACGCAAAAAATTAGTGCGTCCAATATTCCGTACATTGGAACGTACATCACAATGGCCAAAGATATAAAAGCAAGCATTAATGCTTTAGCCAAATGCCATCCGTCCGTTGTCCAGACTAAAAATCTGCTCGATTGCCAGAACTTTTCGCCGTTGCGAATGTTTCCGCCTTGCCATTTATTTTTCCAACTGATTCGCCAATCCCAGAACTGCTCATTTTTAAAGTTTCTAAATATGGAAACATCGTATCTGGTTGACAATGTGTCCATTAAAGCGTTGCACATCGCTGCTAAAATTACAAAAATTATACTCATAAACCTATATTTTCCTTTATTATTTTACTATTTAAAACCTTAAACGGCGAATCTTTACCTTTGCCAAACAACTCTCGTTTAATCCGTCTATCGTATTGCTCCCAGTCGTCATGGTTTGCCATTATTTTAATGTGTTTGATTTGATGGCCTATCTGGCAAATCAATTCGTAATATTTAGGATTGCTCATTTATCTGGTTAACTCTATAAGCTAAATATTCAGACTTAGTCAATTTGCGCCCCTCTACGCTAATAACTCGCACCGCACCACTACTTGGCTCACTTCGCCATAGTTCGTCAAACTCAGCCAGTAATTCACGTGTTCTCGACCATTCTTTCGGCTCTGGTGCTTTCTTATATTCTTTTTTATCCATTATTTTGTTTGTTAATGCTTTAACTTGCTCAATTATTTCGTCCGATGGTTTATTGTCCAGATAGCTTTGCTCCCATTGTTTATATTTTTCTTGAATGGCCTCTGACTCAACTTGCTCCTTTGCCTTTTTTAAATCTGCGTCAAATTTATGTAAAATTTTAAAAATAGTTGTAACGTCAAAAGAATGAAATAACTCAATTTCTGGATATTTACCCATTTTAAAATTGTTAAACGCCATGACAATGTGTTGAACAGACCAATAGTAATATTCCGAATAAATCATTTGCGCCGCTTCAGCTATCTGGTGTTCGTTCATATTCTTAGAAACGTTCAAAGAGACGATTAAACCATCAATTGTGCGCTCAATTACTTTTGAGACGAAACCATCGCCCTGCTCTTTTCTAATCAATGCCAATGGAGTCGGACTGGCTATTATCAATTCTTTGATTGTCCCCAAAAATAACTTTGGCGATGTACTGGTCGGCTTGCTTAATGCGTTGCTCGACTGCGATTCTGTTTTTTTCAAATTCTGATTTTCCATTTTTAGTATTTTGATTGTCTCTTTTTTCCCAGTTTTTAATGGCTGCCGCCCAGTTTAAATATTTAACTCCTTTGGATTGCGAATATAGCAAAGCTGATTCATAATACTTGGCGAGTTTTTCTCGCTCCCATTCTGGGAACTCCTCTTTAAATTTTTTTTTGTCAAAATAAATAGAGTTTTCAAATGAATGTTTTTTAGGGGAATTCAATTCGTTAGAATTGGAACTCTTCTTTACATTATTATCATTATTAATATTCTTATCATTATTGTTTGTATCCCTGTCGCGTAGTCGATTGCGTTTCTCTTGCGTAGTCTCTTGCGTAGTCTCTTGCGTTTCATCATTACCCTGATAACACTCATATTTTGTAATGTTTATAAGGGTTGTGCTTTGTTTCCCTTTTCCAATTATTTCTTTCGTAATCATGCCATCTTTTTCAAGCATAGAAAAAAACAAAGAAACAGATTTTGTATTACTATTAAATAAGTCAGACCATGTACGCAAACTCTTTGCGGATTGGCCTCTTTTGACTTCATAAAGGGAAAAACCCAGATTGATTTTGTTTGGTTTATGGTTAACCTCTAAAAGCATAATTAACCACCACTGGAACTTAATAGGGTCTGACCATATCCAATGCTCCTTTAATTTTCTGTGAACTTTAATCCAACCGATACTCATTGTAAAAAAAAACGCCCATCGGATTTTAGCGGAAATCTTCAGGGCGATTAATTAAAATAATCAAATTTTTATATCCCGCTAAAAATATAAAAATTCAGAACTCAAATATCGTTATTTATTCCAATAAAATAAAATTAATCCCAGATATTTTTAAAACTTTTACTTTGCCAGTCTTAGCCATATGATATGACCACTGGGTTGTTTTATTATTCTTTTTAGCATATTCGCTAAAGCTAATTAACTTCGATGTTTCTATTTTCATGCCCAAATATATTATAAATTTTACAAATTACAAATAACAAGGTTTCTGGCCTCGTATTTTTTTAAATAAACTGACTGGTCAACGTCATCATGCTTAACCGAAATGAGCGCTTTGTTTCCCATTCCAAAATAATAAGTCGTTAAACGAATAACAAAAGACCTTTGAACTTTAAATTTAGCCGCAGTGATTTTAACACTATTATTCCCGCCAATTAAAAACTCGATTATATTAGCGTTGCGCTCCATATTGTTTGACATAAAATGATGTTTGGTCTGCGATTACTTTAATTGCGTCAATGCGGTCATATAATGACTCTAAATACTTATTGAGTTCGTCAATGTCTTCGGTTATTTTGTAGCCGTTAGACGATGCGATAATATTCGGAGCGGTTGTGCGTCTCAAGTAGTTCATTATCACTCGAATTCTGGAGTCCGCCAATTCAAACTCTGGTTCATTTCCAGAGCGCTCAAATATTAGCTTTCTCAATTGCTTGTTAGTATAAAATTTATTGTATTTTCTTAATACTGCCTCAATGAATTTAGCGCATCGCTTTTCATTTTCTGTGATTTGGTAGGTTAACTCCTCAAAATTTGCTATCATAATAGTTCTAAGTTTTCGTTTGGTTCTGGAATATATACGTTTAAAAATTCTGTTGCCCATTTCTGCACCTCTGCAATGAAATCCATAAACTGACTGGTCGATAATTCACTGGTCGATTTGATTCTCTCTATAAATTCGCCATTCACATTGGCCTCGTTTGTTTTTAAAAACCTAAACTTTAATAAATCATGCACCTGCTCATTGTTTCTGTAATTTTCAAAGCCTGCGTCAATTAATCCCGCTTTAACTATCGGCAAAACAACGCCATGATAATAAGCATTCTGGTTGTTTGAACGTTTTTTTGTGTTCCTATCCAGAACAATTGAAACTTCTTTGCCGTTTAGCGATTCAATGTGAGCGTCAAACATGCTTTTATTTAAAATCCTCAGACGGCCGTCCTCAATTTTACCAATATATTTTGCTTTCATGATATAAAATGTAGGATTAATGAAACAACCATAGGAATAAAAACAAAAAAACAAAACAATAACGAACACAATATCAATAATTCGATTAAAAAATCTGTAAATTTTCTCATAATAAATCCTTTAATTCAATTTTTAAAGCCTGCGCAACCTTAACCAATGTGTCCAGAGTCATATTTTTACCTTGTTCAACTCTTTGATAAGTGCTGCGATTTAATTTGTTGTCGAAAGCAAATTGCTCGGCTGAATTATAGCCGAGTTCAATGCGTCTGTTTCTAATTTTGATGTGAACTTCCATACACTAAAGAATAAATTTTTAATTCCCTTTCTAAATTATCTATTAATTTGTGCAATATTAATTCAGTTTGCTTATGAACTGCAATCAATTCGTCTTGTTTTGCGATTAATTCTTTTTGCGCTTTGATTAATTCGTCTCTTTTATCTAATTCCATAGCTTTTTAGTTTATTTTACCGATTTTATTAGTTACTTGTTCGTGATATTGTGCCAGATATTCTCTGCACTGGATGACTTTAGCATAAACCTGCTCAATGATTTCATCTGAATGCTCAATCGAATAAGCGAGCCAACGTTGCTCAACTGGCAAGTGGTCATATTTAACCTCTCTGCCATAGTTAACATCCGCAGGCGTGTTCATAAGCGCATAGAATAGAACAAATTGCTTGCGCCCAGTAACGGCTAAATATCCACGACCTTGCCATTCATAATCGTCATTGATTCCAGATACATTGTCAAGAAAAGTTTTTCGGTTAAATGGACATTTTATGTCAACGCAAATGTCTTCTGTTGGCAATACGTCTGGCTCTCCGATTATATAATCATTTGAAAATACATCAATATTCTTTTCAGCAAATGGGAAACCAAGTTGCTCCGCCATAAACTGGATGGCATCGGCCTCAACGGCCTTGCCTTTCTCAGTGTATTTAGAATGTAATTCCTCATGGTCATCGGCATACCATTCATGCAAATAGGTTTTGCATGTGGCGCTCAACTCGCCGTCTTTTTTAGCTTTGCCCATGATTTTTGAAATCTGTGAGCATCTTATTTTAAATTGTCTCATATAGCTTCGTCCATTAACATTTCTCTTTGGCCGTTTGTCAACTCGCATTTAGCCTCAACGTCTGCAATTGTGATTTCGTTTTTAGCCAATTTCTCGACAATCTGTTTCCATGCCGCCGAATCTTTAACCAATGCAATTTTTTTAGTCTTTGCCTCTGGCGCTTTGCCATGTGTGTTTGTTGTGTCGCTATCCTTTGTATCGTCCAGAGCAAACATACCCCCAAGCGCAAATTTTCGAGCGTAACTCGATGACGAGCCAAACGACTGCGAAATGTCCATGCCTTTGCGGTTTGGGTCAATGCCTGCGCATCCAGTTGTCGTTACAACGATTCCATTTGGCAAAGTAAGTTGGACGCTTGACTCGCAATAAATTAATCCGCCCGCCTCTTTAATTTGGTCTGAAATGGTCAACATACATTCGTATTTCAAAAGAAATGGTTTTAACGCTTCAAGTATATCTTCGCAGTTGCGATACTTGTATTTACCAAAAGCATTAAATTGATTTTTCGGTGCTTTTAATTCCGATTGAATTTTGATAAGTTCTGTCATTTTTAGTTTGTTTTAATTGATTTGTAAATTTAAACATTTAAAGTATTTAATCAAATTTTTTAACGGATATTTTTAAACAATTCATAATTGTCTCGCAACTCCAGATTGATGACTTTCTTTTCTGTGATTCCCAATTGCGCTCGAATGTGTTTGCCCCAACGTTCTAAACTAATATTTGCATCCTCTGGCTTTGTGCCAGTTGTCGATTGAACGAAAACAACTTCTGTCTTTGGACATCCGTCCTCTTCTTGTCTGTGTGGATAGGTATGGATTAACTTCATGATTTTATTATTTGATTGATTAAACTTTGATTAACTAATGAGCCACATTTAACGATTAAATTTAATTTTTCTGAGTCGCTTTTGTAGTCTCTGGGCAATTTAATGATTCCATGACATGCAAGCAATGTCATTGCTTGGTCTTCTGAGTCTGGGTAATAAAGCGGAGCGTAACAATTAGGCAATGTGAATGTCTCCCAGTTCAACTTTATTTCGAACTCATCTTTAATAAAATGTGCCATAAATGGCTCTTCAATTCGTTCTATTAATACAAAACCTTGTTTGCTTAATACTTGGCCAAATGCCTCGATGTGTGATGCTATCATTTTATTCTCGTTATTTTAAAAAATTTACCACTATTATAAAAAACGTCAAACATGTAGTCTCTATTTCTGGTCTTTCTGTAATAAGAAACTAAAGAGCGTTGGTTTTTGATTTCAGCTTCTGGGACTGAATAGTCTTCGCCCAGTTTTAATTTGCCAATGATTGTCTGGTTGTAAGTTTTAGATATTTCGCCCGCTTTTTTTCTGGCATGCTCTCGGACGTATTTCATTGCATCCCTTAATTCGATAAACTTATTTTCAACTGACAAGTCTTTGCCCTCAAAAGCATAAACCATAATTTCCGAATTGAATTGCTTAATCATATAATCGACTCCATTTTCTTTGGCTTCGATTTTCCCTTTTAATTTAAAATTTACCACTTTCGCTTTTAATTAGATTATAAAATAATTCGTATTTGTTCTCATCAATAAACTGGTCGAATGGAATAAACGTTGCATTCTCGCCCTCGCCATCTGTCATAATAATATACTTTCCATTTTTGATATTTGATTTAACCTCTTCAATAGAATAGTATTCCGATAAGTATTTGTCCAGTTCCTTTTCTGTGATTACCAAATAGCTTTGCTCCTCATTTTCGTTGGTTGTATAATAACCGCTAACAATGTAAGTTGAGCCGTTCATGATAATGTCTGATATTTCGCATTCTGAATTCACTGGCAAACTTGCCAATGTCATCGCCGTTTTAACTGCTCCCATTATCCTAAATAATAAAATAAGAAACCCATAAATGAAATGAATCCAATAATCAAAGTTGCAAAGCCTAACAATGTTTCTTTGAATTGTGCGTCTGTGTAATCCGAGTGTTTAGTTTTTAATCTGTTCATGTTTTTAGTTTTTAATAGTTTTCGTTTGATTTGATATTCAAATATCGTTTTAACTTTTTAAAAAACAAAACATTTTTTATTTTTTTTTAATCTTTTTTTTATAATCTGTGATTTTAACTATTTAAAGCCACTTTTTAGGGCAAAAAAAAAGCCGCACATTTCTGTACGGCTTCCAAACTATGAACCTAAAACTAAAAAACTTTCATTTTTGCTACAATATAAATAATAAAAGCAAGTAATATAATTAAACCAAACAACCAGAGAGACCAAACTCCGCTCTCCTTAACCACTTCTTTTGACTTCTGCTCAACTTTCTTTTGCTCAACTGCTACTTGTTTAGTCTTAACCTCTTCGTGTCTCACAACGGCTGATTTTCGCTTTTGAATTATTTGTCTGGTTAACTTCTTTGGCGCTGATTGAATTTTCCCCATCGTATCGATGCAAACTTGATAGTCAATAGTCTCCAATATAACAATAATAGACGAATCATTGGCAACCTCTGTAACCTTTGTTTGCGTCTCAATCTTAACCTCGCTCTTTGTCTGGGTCTCAACGCTTGTCGATTGTTTCTTGACTCCACAACTGGTCAAAATGATTGCCAATATTACTATGCTTAACCTCATTATATTTCTTTTTTCTTTTTTTTATTATTTCCTCTAATTGATTTATTTCTTTCTCTATGCTCTCTAAAATTTTACTCTTGTTCATCCTCAAAATTTAACCATTTTAACCTCTGGTCAATTAACTTAATGACCTCAGTCTGCCATTCAACTTTTTTATTTGGAAAATACAATAATGTGTTTTCCTCAATTTCCCATAAAAACTCCTTTAGGAAATATAATTCTTTGTATATGTCCTCATCTGACATGTCTTCGATGTCCTCATCAATGTTCTGGTTTTCTGGTTTGTCGCTCATTCTGCAAATATCGGAATTTTAACTGAAATACCTCTCTTTTCGTCTAATAATGTGAACGCTTGTGCGGGCTTTTCTGGTTTGAATCCTGCCTTGTGGCCATATGGCGACAATCCAATCAATGACCCATTGACGCAACAACTGGTTGTCGGGTAAAATAATTGATGGAAATGGCCTAAACAAGTAAAATCGGCTTTTCTTTGTTCATCTTTTCTTAATAAATATTTAATCAAAGGAATTGTCAACCCGCCAATGCCGCCCCCATATTTAACCGCCTCGCCATGAAAGAACCTAATCGTTTTGCCCAGAACTTTAACATAGCAATCGTCTGACTCTGGCATATGAAATGTCATTCGTTTTTCGTTTCTAAATAAGTCCTTTAAATCCGAATACATCATGTATTCATAATTGGTCGCAGAACTGGTCGAGATGTGCATTTTCTTTGTATTCCTGCCATGATTACCAACCGAACATGGTATAATAAAATTGACCTTAGTATTTTTTAATAAAAACTCAAACCCATTCATGATTAATTGCTTTGCCATTCGGATTGCCTGCAATGGCGAAAGGTTATTTGACTCGACCAATTCGTCATGGATATAGCCAGATATAAAGTCGCCACCCAACCAAACCACAACATCTTTAATGTGAACGTCTTTGCTTTCTTTATCAATTAATTTGACCATGTTCTGAAATACGGCCATTGAGCGTTTCTCTGCAATCTTTAAATTGTACTCATTAAATCCGTTAACTTGGCCACGTCTCACGTTCTCTTCAATGTGCCAATCCGACAATGAAATAATTGGCGTTCCCATGTTTTTTGAGCCGCTCGATTTCTCAAATTTGATTTCTAATGTGTCGCTTTTTTCTTTGATAGCCAATAAGTCATCATAAGCCTGCTCAGTTGATTCCAGTTTAGCAAGCAAATATTCGTTTTTCTTTTTAACGTCATTTAGCTGAGCCATTAAAGCCTTGTTTTTTCGGTCTTCTTGAATGACAATGCTAATGTCTTTGATTTTTTCAACTGGTTGCTCAATATTTGGCAATGGATTATCCCTAAAAAACGCTTTGACTCCTGCTCTAATGCCCTCCAGACCAGTGCTGCCAAGTTCTTTTGGATAGCTTTCCTTTAATAATTGTGAAAATTGTGTTTTGTTTCTGCCAATCTGTTCGAATAAATCGAGATTTGCAACGATAAATTTTTCGTATTTCATGTCTTAGGGTCTAATTTTGTGCAAATTAGCAATAATTTTAATAATAACAAATTAGCCAAGTAAGGAATAGAACTCATTGAAATGCTGAATCCTATCTGAAAGTCCAATTGTGCCGCCATTTACTCGTTTAGTTATTGACGTTATAACCGCATCCGTTGCTCCTTTGTCTGCTATTGCATTCAATCCATTTTTATTCCAGAACCATGCAGCCGATGCCAAAGGATATTTAGTTGCAACCAGTTCTGGATTGTTTATTATATCCTCTGGAACGCTTTTATCAAACTCAATATAATTAGCCTTGCCAGTTAGCTGAATAAATCCTCTCCCTAAATATTTAAACCCATCCTTTGACGCTTCATTGCCATTACCCATTCTGTTGGCGTAAACCTTTGATGCAATTTTCTCTGGTTGCCTTGCATAATCTTTGGCAACCTCTAAAGTTGGAAAATATTTTTTGAATGTTTTAGTTAATCCCTCAGCCGAATAGTTTAGATTTTCTTTGACTGCTCTGAAATTAGCTGATTCGTGGCCACATTGAGCCAGAAAATGCGATAGCCTTAAAGCGGTATTGATTTTATATTGATTAACAACAAAAGGGATTTGAGCAATAACCGAAGCTGGGACATGCCCTTTCAGTTTATCTAAATTCATTATTTGCCCTCTTTAAAAAATTGTTTAAATAGACTTTTGCCAGTCATGTCTTTTAGGTTTTCATCCAGAGACTTTAACTCAATAAACGCAATTAGACCAGATACGATTTTCATTACCTCAATTTCCTGCAAAAAATGTTTTTGAAAAACATGACCTGCTAAAATTGCAAACATGTAACCCATTCCTTTGGTAATTGTTGGCCTCATTTTACGGCTTGTAATCGCTTCACCTCTTTTATAAGCTGCAACCATCCCAGTAATAAAATCAATCATTACCAAAAAGCTAATACCCATCAATACTGAGAAAGTTGGGCTGAAATAAGTAACCATGTAAATAATAATAACGTCTAAACTTTTAATCAACCAGTTTCTCATAATAAACATTCGTCTTCTGCATTGATTATCCTTGCTGAATCCTCAAACAAAAAAGTTGCATTTGCAGGATTTAAGTTTGAATAATCGTCTTGTCCGTAAACCTTTAAATTCCAAAACCCACTCGGCAAATCTACATTCACAATGAATGTGTAAAAATCACATTCAACCGCCGTTATAACATCAATAAATTCCTCACATCCATTATTTCTCGTGTATTGAAACAAATAATAACTATAAGTCTCCTCGAGAAACAAAACAACTTTCGTGTCAATGTTCGCCTTAATAACTACCATTCTGTGTCGATTATATCGTTGCAATCAAACATTAACAAATCCCCCAGTTTTCTAAATTTTTAGTCTCATCGCAATTATTGCACGATGCTTGGTCATATAGCGGATTCAAATTTTCGTTTAGCTTTAACCATTCGAACATTTCTCTGGCGTAGTTTTTGCCAATCTGTCTCCAATAATTAGCTTGCTTTTCGTTAGTGTCAAAATCAATAAATTCACTCTCATCCGTTACCTTTCTGACTACACTTTCTTTTGTTACTTGCACTGGATGAAAAAACATTAAGTCTCCAAACGCATAGCAAACGTGAACTTTTTTCAAATAGCACATTAATTCCTCATTTGCAGGAGTTAAATCGTTTGCCTCAATTTGCTCGCATAACTCATCAAATAAGTCTTGACAAAGCAATTGATTGATATATGTTATTTGCGTATTCTTAATAGCAATATCAATGTCCTGACTTTCAACGTTTCTTGAAAGCGGAACGATGCCATAAAAATCTGTTTGTGTTATGAATTGACAACTGCAACAAGCCATTATTTTACTGGATTAATTGGTGTAACAATTGGCTCAGATGTTGGCTTTGCACCAATCAATCCCGCCAGACTTCTTATTTCTGCCTCAGACATTGACTCCAATACTTTATTTGCAACTAATGGAGACAATGCGTTAATATTATCAATTATATTATTTGCCGCACTATTCAATTTAACTTCTTTAGCGCCGTAACCAAATGCCTCTCTGATTTCCTCTTCTGTAAAGCTGCCTGCAAATGTTTCTGCAACAAATGCCAAAGGAATTGAATTGCTCACTTTTATAGTTGTGCCATCATAACCATCCATTAATTTCGCCAGTGCATTCATTTCGTACATCAATAAATTTTGGTCATGTTTAATGACTGCATTTTGATAATAAATTGAAGAGTCTGCAATTTCTTTTGCAGTTCCTAATTTTCCAGAAACTTGAATCCCTGCCAAAATTGACGGAACTTGAAATGCAGTTGCAATATGGTCTCTAATTAAATTTGAAAGTGTGATGTACATTTCGTGAGACGTACTCTGCGTAAATGGTATAATTTGAATTGACCCCTCTTTAGATGAGCCGTCTAATATTGCAAATTTGCCTCCATTATCTGCGCCAGTTAATCTGTCAGAAATATAGTCTCTCAATGAGTCTTTCATGTCAACGCCATTCTCGTCAACTCCAGTTAACTTGTATGGAACGTAAACAATAAATGCAGGCGCAAAAGAGTTGTCAATATTATTAGCATGGAAATTCTGAATTTGCCCATCGGCATAAATCCATTTTAATGCAGACGCATATTTCGGTTGTGAATAATACACTTGGCCAGGCTTATATCTGCGAATATATTTCAAAGTACCATTCCATTTGCTAAAGTCTTCGTATAATGAATTGGTATTATAGTTTGAAATTTTAGCTTTTGTTTCGATGTCATTATATAAATCAATCGGAACGGCTTTGTATCTTCTGTCTTTTGTTTCTTGTTGCCAGTTACTTGACAACTTGGCAAATGTGATTTCAAAATCTTTGTTCGGAATACCCAAACGAATGGTTGAAAAATCCTGAGATTTAACGCTTTTTAAAAAGCCATTCAAATCCCATTTCATAATCAATCCCAAACTTTCAAAATATGCCATGTCATAACATATTCTTTGGAACATTGACTCGTTAAAAACCTCGCTTAATTTTCTCGAGAAATCTGTTTCCTCTCCAGTCGGAGTTTCAAAATATAAACCATCCCCATATAAAAATTTTGCATGTGTTTCAACGCATGCGTTTGCAATTGGAGACGACTGCACCGCCTTAATTAGTTCTTGAGGAAAATTATTGTCCTTGCCATAGCGCACAATTTTGTTTGCAGTGTCATCCGTTTGATTAAAAACAGATAAATCCGCAGGCGCTTTAGCCGTAAACATGAAATAATTGTCTGATATTTGAGTTAGTTCCATTTTTACAAATTTACTTTTATTTTTAAATATCTATTTGCAATATTTTTACAAATCGAAATGGTTTGGGACATCAATTGTCTTATAATTTTTGAAATGTATCATTTCGCCAGTGTCATCAAATCGATTCCAGATTTCATATTGCCCATCGAATGCGCTTGACGATGACGAATTTCTCAGCTTGCGTTCAATATTTTTGCGCACAAACGAATAATGGTGCATCCTAAGCCACTCAATTTGCTTATGCTTGGCGTAAGTATTTGTCCGCCTTGTTGGGTCAGCAAACGCAGGATATTTTTTATCAAAACACATCTTTGTTTCTGGGTAAATCTTATGAATAAACGGAACGAAATAGTCCTCGTCTGGCGATAGTTGTTTTGTTGGATATTTATAATAGGTTTTTAGCCTGCAATAGCTTGCATCCAGTTCCGCAATATAAACTTGCTCCTTTGCACGCTCAAAATCCTCGCTAAAATACATTTCATCGCAGTCCATTTGAATGAAATGTGTGCAACCAACGCTCTTTGCAAGTTCCAACCCTCTATTCCTTTTGATGGTTTCGTTCCACTGGCCACTTTGGTTAATAGCAGGGATATAAAACTCAGATAAATCAATCAAATCATGTGGCAAAGTTGGCTCATATAACTCGCCAGAGTTGCTCACGTTCTGGTAAATAACAATAACAACGTCAAGATGTGGTTTAATTTGTTCAATTGAACGGCGCAAATGCTCATCGCCATCCCAAACATTCCAAATGCCTGCAAGTTTATTCATAATTTGAAACGATTAAATCAATAAAGTAATTAAACGAGGCCACAATTAAAATGGTCGGTATAATGTCAGCATTCAAACCAAATAAAAATGGATGCCAGAACAATGTGTGCAATGAAGACATGCAGGTTAAACACAAACAAATCGGCTTTCCAATTATCTTTGGCAATTTATCTGCAAATCTTTGGATAAAATATAAAATATTACCATGTCTGGTTGACCTATAAAAGCCAAAACATAGTAAACTAATTATAAAAGCGTTGTATATCATACAAAAAGTGTTTTCATTTCGTTTGGAACGTATTGCGGGAATATAAATTCATGCGGATGTTTTGACATTAAATAAATAATGTTTTTGCGTTGCTGCTCCCACTTCTTATTATTGCCATAATTCTTAGTGCGGTCAAAATCCGAATGCGGGATGTATGCCATCAATCCAATAAAATTCTTTTTTATACCATTTCTGGTCAAAGAAATATATAAATCGGTGTCCTCTCCGCCATATCCTTTGATGTTCTCATCATAACCCATAAATTCTGAGCGCTTAACGATGCAATTTCCTGAGCAATCTGGCTCTCCAGTGTAATAATTACCATCTTTTAAATCTAAGCTATCAAAAAATGTCGGGTCAAGTAAGGTGTCCGCATCGCAAAAGAAAATCCATTCCTCGTTAGTTTCAGCAACCCCCAAGTTTCTGGCCTTTGATAAATGAAAGTCTTTTGCGGCCGTCAGGCTCGAGCGGATTCCATTCTGTTGGCAATATCTAAATGCCATTTCATCGCCGTAACAAACAACGAATATCTTTGATTTATCTTGAATAGTTGCAATGCACTTTTTTAAGTGTGGCAATCTATCTTTGCAAGTTATAATTATATCCATAAAATTCCAATGCCGCCCCAGTCAGAACCCTCAATAAATTCGTCATGCTCTTTGCCGTCTTTAATTTCATTCCAGAACTTATCTACTCGGCAGAATAATTCTCTGTGAATTGGTGTGTCTAATATATCATGAAAAGCAATAACCCCACCTTTGCGCACAAACTTAGAATAAATTTCGAAATCTGCCTTAACTCCCTCATAAGTATGGTCGCCATCAATCATAAGAAAATCAATCTTTGCATTGCTATTGCCAAGTGCTTTGATTAATTCAGACTTTAAGTCTTTAGAGTCTCCGATTAAATAGTCAACGCCATCAATGTTTGAACGTTGAGCAATATCAATTGAAATCACTTTGTCAAACAATCCTTTGTAAGCATGCAAGCATCCGCCGTCATAACTGCCAATTTCAACTGCAATCTTTTTACTTTTCATTGAGTTTAGCGCATGCAATAACTCTTCAAACTCTAATGGCTTTTGTTGCGCCTTATTTTTTAGTGCTAACTGGACTAACGTTTTCATATTCTAAAGTGATTTTTTTACCTATTATTTTATTTAATTTTTCTGCCTGCTCAACGCTCATAATGTAGTCATTCAAATACATTTTTTTAACAACTTCCATATAAAGGCCATTGTCGTCTTTTTTTAATGTGCCTTTAATTTTCATGCCTTAAAGATTATAAAAAAAATACCCAACTGAATTAAAATTGTGATAATTGTTTTAGTATAATAAATGCGAGAGCCGCCATATTCTTTAAAGAATTTCCAGTCTTTTTTATAAATACGATTATAAGAAAGCAACACGATAAACGCTAAAATTATTTTGTAAATGTTCATATTGTTCTGTGATGGTTAAAGTAAGCATTTGCGCCCATACCCCATTGGCAAGGCGATGTATTCAATTTAATATTGTATTTGACTGCCAAGTTAGTTAAAATAGATTGGTCGTGTCTATGGCCTTTAAAACCGCTCAATTGATAATCTGGATTGAACTCATCATTGACTAACATTAATTGCGAGCATAAGTTAAAATATTCCTGCACAAATGCTCTGGTCTCTGGTGTATTTCTATAAATTTGGATTGCTGCATTTGCTTGTAATTGGTCTGGCATGCAAACAACGCCCATGTCATAATATGTCTCAGACTTGCACCAATCAATATGCCTTTGTCCGTTATGAAATAGCTTTATATTTTCGCCCTCTTTTATTAAATCTTTTGGATTCTTTAGGCATTCAATTGTTGAGTCCAGATACATCACATATTCGCCCTCGTCAATGATGCTCAAAATGTAGTCAATCAAATATGGTTTCCAAAGCCACCAACCATAACCTCGAGACGAATATAGATGCTCGGGGTAAGCATCAAAAAGCATTTCAACACTCTTCTCGTTAAACGTTTTTGTGTACATAAACCTGCTCATTGATTTATGCAATTTATCGATTGCTTGCTGATATTCTTTTGTCCCGAAAGTTATGCAGATTGGCATTTGCTTTTAATGTAATTATAAATGTTTAAGTCGCTAAAATAATATTCTTTTTGCTCTTCTACAAGTTTTTGCGAATCGCCATAGCTTGCGAGCGAAATAATAGCCTCTAAACGTTGCATTGTATTCTCAGAAATAGCCGAATAAGGTATCGGAAACGCATTGCAGATGACAATATCCCAGAATTTTTCAGTTACATAATAGTCCTCAATTGAATTTTCAATACAAATTGACGTATGATAATCAATCAATCCGTCTTTTTTGTCTTTTAATTCGCCTTTATATCTGGCATCCTTAATGTCCCAACCTTTGCCGTAAATATCAATGTCCAAATCCGATGCTAATATCTTTTCAACCAATTCATTCCTGAATCCATATAACGTCCCCTCTCTCGGTTCTTGTTTAGCAACTATAAAACTGCATTTTTTAGTCTTTTCAGCTTTTAAATTTATTGCCTCTTCGTAATCTAAGCCACTCCAATTGAACATCATTGGCAATTGGTTATTAACTGGTGCAATAAACTCAGCAACTTGACCAGTCCAATCTTTATAATTATCCGACCAACTTGGTTCTTGTGCAAACGCAAATGTTTTTGCAGGGTCTTTTATCTTTTCTGTCGTGTTATTAAATATAAATAATAAATCATAATCATTCCCAGACGTAAATTCAAAGTTTTTAACCGCATTTTTTGGAGCAAATTGTCTCATGACCTCGCTTGCCAATGTCTCAGATGTGGCATAGTTGCTCGTTAATTTAACCTTTAGCATAAATGTTTAATTTTATAATTTTTAGTTGCACAAAAAGTCGAGAAAAAACGCTCACAAATGAATGTGTGCATCGGATAAAACTCAACCCCAGTGATTGCTTTGATACGCTCTTTAGAGAAACGACCAGATTTGTATTTGGTGTCAGTGTATAAATGTTCTTGCAACCATATATTTTCACCATTTGCCATTATATCCATTAATGGAATTAGCCACGTTGTAACGTATTCCTCGTAAATCTCTGAACGTGTAACGTGAGCATTCTGATAAATGGTCGGCGTCTGCAATCGGTCTATTTTTAAGCCATTAAATTGGTCAAAGATATGTTGAGCCGTTTTAATAATTCCAGAATGCCAGTTCTCAGCAACTCTCCAGACATTTGGCTGCGTGTGCAAGCGATAAAATGTGTATATGTCAGCGTCTTTGACATCCGCCTCTAAGTTTTTTAGCCAATAGGAGTTTTTAGATTCAAATTGCCACGAAAAAACGCCAAAGTATTCAGCCTCTTTATGCTTTCCCTGCTCTATTAACTCACGAATGATGTGGTTTTCAAACGCAGGTTGCAACTCTTTACCCTCATAAATTGAATTGTCATATCCAATCGCATTTGGAGTAATATATTTTTTTGTCTTTTCGTCAAAAAAGATTTGATAAATTATTGATTTTGCAGCCATCTGTATGCTCTTTTATAACACGACCCGCACCCAGTTGACAACCTATTGCCAGTTGCTCTTTTGTACATGTCAAATATTAGATTCCACGTTGTATCCTTTCTGTGCATAGCTTGCCCGCCTTGCGAGTCAACATATATTTTAAGTTCTGGAATTGTCATAAGGCAAATATAGTAATATTTCACAAAAAAAAGAGAGGCGACATGTCAAACATATCGCCTCTCCAAACATTTTCACTAAAATCAATTAAGCAATTAAACTCTCTAAGTAAGATTTTGTAGCTTGGTAGCTTGTTACAAAGAAATCTGGTGCTAATTCTGACTCTCCGCCCATTGGTTGAGACAAAGTGATATTGAACGCATTGTCATCGCCAATCAAAACTCCAGTCGCTTTTGTAAGCGCAGTGATTTCCAATCCCGCAGATTTTCCATACAATTCAAAAGAACCATTTGTCTTTTCAACTACAACGAATAAATCGTCAATTAATTTTAAATTATCCCAAACATTTTTGGCATCCTGAGTTTGTT